AGGTTCAAGATATCGTCGGTGCGATGGTATCTAGTAACACTGAGTCCGGCATCACCGTTACTTATCAAGATGGAGATGGAACGATTGACTTCAGTGTTGCGTCCCAGACGGACAACAACTTCACTAACGCGGATCATACAAAGCTAGATGGTATTGAAAGCGGAGCTACAGCAGACCAGACAGCTTCTGAGATTCTTACCCTTATCAAAACTGTTGATGGCGCTGGGTCGGGCTTAGACGCCGACACCCTTGACGGGATTAGTTCTGCCTCGTTCTTGAGGAGTGATGCTGCTGACACTGCTACTGGACTTCTTACCCTTAACGGAGGATTAACTGTCCTTTCGGGAACTGGTGGTGGTCAACTTAGAATAAAAAGAAATTCTGGTTCTACTGATGGCGATGACATCATGGACATCCACATGGATGACAGTGGTGTTTTCTTCGACATTGATAATGACAATGACGGAGATTCTGGGACTTTTACATTCAGAAGAAAAAGTGGCGGTTCTTTTACAAACTTATTAAATATTACGCCTACAGCGATAACAGTCTCGGGGACTGTAGACGGTAGGGACTTAGCTACTGACGGCTCGAAACTCGACGGGATCGAGGCTAGTGCTGATGTTACCGACACTACTAATGTCGTCGCAGCACTCACCGCTGGCAGCAACATTACCATAGCAGGTGACGGAACTATCTCGTCCACCGACACGAACACCCAGCTCTCGACCGAACAAGTCCAAGATATCGTCGGGGCGATGGTGTCGAGTAATACTGAAACAGGTATTACAGTTACTTACCAAGATGGAGACGGAACGATAGACTTCGTTCACAACGATACATCTTCCGCTAGTTCTGCGGATCTAAGCAACGGTTTTGTAATCCAAGACCTCACTATTGATACCTACGGCCACGTTACTGGAATTGGTTCGGTAGACTTAGACTCTAGGTTCCTTGAGTTATCTGGAGGGACACTGACAGGTAACATCGTCATGTCTGGTTCTGAGACCGTAGACGGGCGCGATCTTTCTGTTGATGGAGCAAAACTAGATGGCATTGAAGCATCAGCTACAGCAGACCAGACAGCTTCTGAGATCCGCACACTTGTAGAGTCCGCGTCTGACTCCAACGTATTTACAGACGCTGACCACAGTAAGCTAAATGCGATAGAAGCCAGCGCAGACGTTACTGACACAGCCAATGTCGTAGCTGCGCTGACTGCGGGTAGTAATATTTCTATCGCAGGTGATGGAACGATTACCGCGACTGATACGAACACTCAGCTTTCTAACGAGCAGGTCCAAGACATTGTTGGAGCGATGGTCTCCAGTAACACGGAGAGTGGGATTACCGTAACCTACCAAGACGGTGATGGCACGATTGACTTCAGTGTCGCTTCGCAAACAGACAATAACTTCACCGATGCTGATCACAGCAAGCTAGACGGTATCGAAGCGTCAGCTACAGCAGACCAGACAGCTTCTGAGATCCGCACACTTGTAGAGTCCGCATCTGACTCGAATGTCTTTACAGACGCTGACCACAGCAAGCTAAACGGAATAGAAGCTAGTGCGGACGTTACTGACACGACTAATGTCGTCGCTGCTCTCACCGCTGGTAGCAACATTACGATAGCGGGAGACGGAACGATCTCGTCTACTGACACGAATACACAGCTCTCTACCGAACAAGTTCAGGACATTATCGGTGCGATGGTCTCCAGTAACACGGAGAGCGGTATAACGGTAACTTACCAAGACGGCGATGGCACGATTGACTTCAGTGTAGCGTCTCAGACTGATAACAACTTCACCAATGCCGACCATACAAAACTTGATGGCATCGAAGCTAGTGCGGACGTTACTGACACGACTAACGTAGTCGCCGCTCTCACCGCTGGCAGCAACATTACAATCGGAGCGGACGGAACGATTTCATCTACTGATACTAATACGAACACTCAGCTCAGTGATGAGCAGGTTCAAGATATCGTCGGCGCGATGGTATCGAGTAACACAGAAAGTGGGATTACCGTCACATACCAAGACAGCGATGGCACGATTGACTTCAGTGTAGCGTCTCAGACGGACAACAACTTCACCAATGCGGATCACACAAAACTCGATGGGATCGAGGCCAGTGCAGACGTTACCGACATCACTAATATACAGTCTGCCCTCGGCTCTGCTTCTGCGGTGGGTATCGGAACTGCTGCCCCTGCAACAACTCTTGAGGTCGCTGGACCGCTTAAAGCTGGCGCTTACGTTGTTGATAAGAGCGCAGACTTCACTCTGTCATCTGGAGACAACGGAACATTCCTGAATGGGACATCCGCTTCGTTTGATCAAATATCCATAACCGGAGATATTATGGTAGGGTTTAACGCAACGGTTGTGAATCCCAACGGAGATGTAGATATCGTTGCATCCAACAGTATGTCAATCAACGGCACAACTAATGGAACCGTGACTGTGGCGCAAGGGTATCAGCCCGCTACCATACTCAGGGTGTCTTCTAATACCTACATGGTGTTTGGTAACTTGCTATGATAATCAGACCTTCACTCGGTGGGCTAACAGAAAAGAACGTCCCCACTCCGCTGGACATCTCTAGTATGCCAACGTGCCGCTTGGCCTATGGCTTGAGAAAGCTGAGAGCGGCTTACAGTGGATACGCACTGCGAGTTAGAAGATCATCAGACAACACGGAGACAGACGTAGAGTTCTATAATTCAAAAGAAGTTACACTTAACAGCACGGTTACTGCGGGTGGGACACTGCGAGATTTTGTTGGGGCAAACACTGCTTACGTTACTAAGTGGTATAACCAGAGTGGCAACAGCAGCACGCAAGCTGGCGGCGGTAAATGGAGTGGGTTTCCGACCGCCCCTGACGCAGCCCAGACGGTTACAAGTTACCAACCAGAATTAATAACGTCAGGTTCTATGAATGACGGCATTAGTTTTGGCACCTCCTCCAACACCAGATACTTTCTTGTAGACGACTATCGACTTCCTAATGCCAACACAGGAGATTCGTTTACTCTGTTTTGTTGTTTTAAACTTAACGACCATGATACTACGCAGGGGCTTATCTCTAACCTAGACAATTTCAACGATGGTGCAGAACTAATCGCGGGGTTCAATATCCATCGAATAGCTTTAGATAGCCACGACCTTGATATAAGTAATTCCCAAACAGGGGTGAACATGATTAGTATTGGATCTTATGACAGAACAAGGGCTTCTGGACAGGGGGGAGACGGCAGCTCTCAGATTCTTAGATTAAACGGGAGCGAGTCTACAAAAGATACCAACGAGGATAAACACGTTGGCCGCGATGACCGTTTTAGAATTGGTGTAAGGAGAACTACGAGTAACGCTTTGGACGGCAACATTCGTGAAGTCTTTGTGTTCGAGAGCCAGCTTTCTCAGGCTTTGCAAATCTCCTTAGAACGTAATTCAGCAATATACAACAACGTCGATCTGGCATGAGGTATTTAAAATTCAACACCCTCGACGGTGCCGAAGAAAGAAGCGCCCAGCTTTGGGAAGAGACATTAGGCAGAGACAAGAGAGATGAGGACGTAAGTTCTGCGCTCTATCCGTTCGTTGTTGCTGAGATTTCTAATGGAGGATCATACCTCCTGATTCCTGATGAGGGCACCTTGCTTACCGAATCGGAGACCGATGCACTGGAGGACGAGGACACGTATCAACAGTGGCGGCAGATTTATCAGCCTGATGAATACATGGCTGAATTAGATGAAGAAAATAGTTGAATCCAATCGGTTGGCCCTCTACTTTCACTGCGATGAAAACGATTGAGTTTACGGACCAAGAGAGAAACGCTATCATCCAACTGATCGACATTGCTGTTAAAGCAAAAGGTTTGAGTATTAGTAAACCCGCAGCGATCCTTGCGTCTAAGTTTATGGATGATCCTAAGCCTGAAGAAGAGGGAGAGGCCGAAGAGCAGGAATCAGAATATGCTGAATGAAGTGCGCCTTTCTTGTCCCGATAGATCATCGCGGGATACCGGGCAAGTTGTTCCCCCAATGGCTGCGCTTGCAGCAGTGGTGTGATGCGAACGACTCCGCGATCCTGTCGGTGGACGGGATGTTCCTTAATTTTGCCCGTAACCATCTTGCTTCTGGCGGCGGTGGCTTCGCGGAACCTGACCCACCGGAAGCGGAGTGGTTATTCTGGATCGACTCTGACATCCATTTCACGATTGAGCAGATAGAGGATCTCCTCAACATAGATCCTGAAAAGAAATTTGTCACAGGATGGTATCGGTCTTCAAATAATGACATTGTCATGGCAGGTGACTGGAATGAAGATTATTTCCGCAAAAATCACCACATGCCGTTCTTGTCTGCCAACGGGCTCCGTAAACTAGTAAAGACTAATCCAGATAAGGTGTTGCCTGTAGACTGGTGCGGATTTGGTTTTACTAAAGTCCATCGCTCAATATATGAGGCGATGGACTACCCTTATTACACGCTCAACGGTTTTGATATCCCCGAAACTTTTTACAGGCACAAGAAAGGGAAATTCAGAGCAAAAGACCTAGTTTTTGAGGATATTAGCTTTTGTCAAAATTGTTACAAAGCCACCGGAATACGACCCCATGTGGTTCCCCGCATAAAGGTTAATCACTTGAAACCTGCGTTCGTTTGAATATACTCGACAGGTGCCTGTATCTAGGAATCAGCCCAGCCCACAGCGGCAGTCCGTCCTCTCCTTCGTCTCTCCGAAGGTAGGCGACCTTCTGTTTTTCGAGACGGTTGACGCTCAAAAGATTGGCAATACTCCGGCAGAAATAAAGGCCAACCTCCCCGCTTACGGGACCGCGCACCCTGATACAGAAAACTTCCCAAACCACAAGTTGTGCTTTGTAAAACAGGCCGATGCGAATGGCCTTCTGTATGAGTATTACTACGCAGCAGACCGCGAATCTCAAGACGATTACAACTTTGAGTATTCACAAGCCGATCTTGGCGGTAACAAATACGACACAGTAACGAGGACATACGTTAGCTTACGTTCTTCTTTTAGTGATACCGGCGGGTCTGCCGCAGGAGACGCGATGCCCGATCCAACGAGTCAGTTCAACGCGGAGGATGTGGTAAACCATGACAACGTCTACGTTGCGGGCGTTGATGAAGTAGATGACTTTAGCACGGATTATATTTTTTACAGTAGGCAGCAAAAACGAATCGGAAACAAAGAGCTCGACGGATTGTTTGTCGTCGAGCAGAAGCTGTATTTCCGCAGAGTAGATATTGTTACTCAGCGCCTCGACCCAACTACCGAAGGGTCTTTGAAGACGGTAGTTAAATTAATCCGACGGGGTGAGACGTTCAAAACCCCCACTCCTTCTCTCAATGGCAGCGTCACTGATCGGACAGCCGGATCTAAACAGTGGATTGATAAACAAAACTGGGGGCTCATGGACACGGGCCAGAACATAGACTGCCGCCAGCTGAGCCATGATTGGTGGCAATTGACTATTCAAGATGTAATTCCACAAGGACTGGATGACGATTCTACGCACAGCACTACTGGCAAAGTATTGCGAACCTACACAACGTATAAGAATTACACATGGCCATCCGTTGTCGGCGGTTTGGTTTTTACCACGGTTGAGAAAAAAGACGGCTCTCGAAAAACAGTAGTCACTGTAAAAAACAAAGAAGGCAAAGACGGATTCAGTGGGCCAACAAAAATGACTGTCACGCAGATATGGAAGCGGACAGCCATGACCCCTCCTGCTCCAGTAATATTTAAAACCGTGAGCGGCTCGTATGCTGGTGTGCAGTTTTCTGTGCGCGTAAGCAACGTCTTGACTGAAGCAATTACGCTCACCGACTTTATCGGAACGAATGATCCGGTTTACAAACTAGGAGAATACGCATTCCCCAAACCCTTTGTTGGCCCGTCAACACCAACCGATTGGGCTAATCTTTCTAATCCTTTTGTTGGTGCCGCTAGTCAGCGCCCATTTAGGGGAGGCTATCTTCTTGAGATTGTGCAAATCCACCATCCTTCTTGATGGAAGAAAATATCCCAGACGTTCTATCTGACCAGATTGACGACCCGAATCTTCCCGACGGAGGATCTATTGGGAGCCTAGATTGTGCTAACGTCGATTACGACGACCCGCATTTGTATCGCCCCCACGCATTTGCTTTGCGTCACGGAGACGACGGGGCGCAGATTGCCTACGGAGAACTCCACTGGCGGGTAGACACGATTACCTTACAGTTCCAGCAAAAAACGGTCGCGGTAGACCCGCACCCCGACCACACTCACGAGCCGCACAATGACCACAAGCATTCGCAAGCAACCCACACGCATCCCATTGATATGGACGAGCATAGTGGGCACACGGGAACTACGGGAATAGGAACGACTACAGGAGGGGGAGGGTCATATCAGCACGACCATGGGGGTAACACACAATCAAATACCACAGATCATACATCTGGGGTTAAATCGACTAGCTCATCAAACACGAGTTCGGTTACAGCCGAAGACGGTGTATTAGAGCACTCAGGGGTCAAAGATGTCTCTGACGGAACATCCTCTGCGCCAGCCGGAGTTCTGAACCACACGGTCACAGGATTAGAAGGAGCAGGCAACGTGATCACTTATTGCGACGGGGCCGGACAGAGCTCGATCAATAATATCACGCAACAGGTCCCCAACATTAATGAAAAAGATGGGGAAGCGATGGATTCAAAACTCGACGGAGTCCACACGTTTCATCAGCTTGATGGCTACGGCGAAGTATATTTGTGTTGGGAAGTAGACTTTGAAGAATCGCCTAATGTTCAAAAATGTTGGGTGCAAATAGGGGTGCCGGTTGGCTCCGTTACAGGAGCTGTATCAATTGGAAACACTACAACGGGAAGATTAACAGATCCTCCTGATGACTTTGCAGTTAGCACCTACCATGCCCACATTGGCACCGTTAATCTTAACGAGCGTGTTGTTCAAAAGATTTCTAGTGACGTGTCGTGGCAACCAATTGTAATGGACAGGGTTCGGGTTTAATCCCTGTTTCTTGACCCTTAACTCAAAATTTGTTAGCGTGGGTTATGGCCACGTTGACTGCCCAAGGGGTAACTGACGCCCTTCAATCTGTGTGCGGATCACCCGCAGCGCAAGGTGCTGAAGGTGCCCCACAGTTTAGGAAAGAACTGAATCTTGCCCTTCCCCGCCTCTACAATATGGGTATGTGGCGAGACCTTTTGTTTGAGCACGTTGTTTCTACTTCTGACGGGACATTCACAATTCCCGACCACGCCGAGTCTATTGTTGCAGCGCTTCTCGACCCGACTGGGGATAGTGTAGATTACTCATACCCTCAAAAAGTGCGCTCTCAGTTCCACGATTATAATATCGTAGGTCGCAACGACCGTGACGGAGAAAACACGCTGGCTGCTTTTGGTATTGTGGACGATGGTTATTCGCCAACTATTGAACAAATAAAGCCCATCTCAGATTTTTCTTACACAACCCCCACAGGATATGGGCTCGTTGTTCTTCCTGTTTTTCCTTCTCTGGGGCTACCTACAGGAGTTAGTGATGCCTTTATAGAAGTTGATTTTACAGTCGCCGCCGGATCTAAGACAGAGAGATTTGCTTTAAATGGTGAAGCATTTTTATCTACTACAGATATAGATATATCGTCAGTTGAACAAGTTAAGACAGGTGGGACTGATCTAGGGGCAAATGTAGATGTGGTCGCTATCCCAGTGACGCTAACACCAAGCGATCAAGCAGTAACTTTAAACGGAACAACTATTAAACAAACAATACCTGCAGTGGGCGCAGGATCTTCGACAACTATTATTGTCCCTCTAACTGACGTAAGCGGGATAGAAGTTGGTGATGTTCTTAGTTTTAACGGTTGGGCTAACGCTGCTTCAGACGGAGGATCATCCGGTGCCGAAATAGACCCTGCGAGTAATTATTATCCAGTTACCGGAATTGATACGGATAAAAAAGAAGTCTACATCTATCGCTCTACTAGCGAGTATAATCTTTGGACCGCGACCGGAGGGGAAAGTATTTTTCATTTTCCTTCGACTAAGTTAGCTACATTACGAGAGCCAAACAAAGTCGGTCGTTATCGCCGGTATAGGGTTGATGTTAATAATCAAAAAGCATCTCTTCGTCTTTTGTTAAAGCGTAAATTTACAGTTCTGTTAGAGCCAACTGACCTGATTCACATCTCAAGTTTGAGCGCAATAAAGCACGCGATGCTCGGCAATATTGCTGAAGAGAACGCAGACCTTGAGAGAGCTAACTACCACTGGAGCGTTTGTCGGAATATTCTCGACGAACAACTCGACGCCCATCGCGGTGCCGCCAAGCCCGCCGTCCGATTTGATCCCGCTGGTTCCGGCGGGACTGTTTTAAATATAATGTAACTTTTACCCTTATGATCGAATACATCACTGAAAACGTAGACACCCTGCTTCAAATTGCAGCTAGTGTCATCGCCGTAGCTTCTCTTGTGGCTACACTGACTCCAAACGAAAGCGACAATAAGTGGGTATCCCGCGCTTCAGCAGTCATTTCATGGCTCGCTCTTAACGTGGGTAAGGCCAAAAGTAAGTGAGCGCATTCATCAGACTCCTTACCGCTGCCCTCAATGCTTACATCGAACACATCCGACTCAAGCGTGACACGCGCCTCGACGATCTTTACGATGAGCTTGATAGGCTGGCCGCTGATGGCAGCCCTGCTAGCAAGTTGCGGATCGAAAGGATTGCCCAACGAATCAAACGCGAACGCGAGCGCCTTATTCGATCCCCCAACGATCACGTTGATTGAAGGGGAGTTGTATCACTTCTGCGAAGGTAGCTTAGTTGGTCGCCCGAATCACAGATTCCACAGCGACTACTCATATCGAAGAGCAATTATTATAGGTAACAAATGATTAACACACGCATCTTTGACTCATTGATTGGAATGGCCGCCCCCGTCATAGGTTTGGTCACAAGTATGCAGGAGCAATTTGAGTATTGGTTGAGGGTAGGATCACTGGTTGTAGGTATCGCGGTAGGAATAGCATCCCTTTATCGTTTGATTAATAAATGAAGATTGGGTTGGCAGTAGGGCATTCTCGTCAAGGAGACGAAGGAGCCATGACTTCTCGCGAGTCTGGTTATTCTATTTCAGAGTTTACGTTTAACTCTGATTTAGTTCGTAGGATAGCCCCTGCTCTTACTATGGACTATGTGATCTACAACGACTACAAAGACCCCACCTATGTTGGCGCTGTTGATTACCTCGCCCAAAAACTTATCGACGACGATATAGATGCCGTCGTCGAGCTGCACTTCAACTCAGCCACCCCAAAAGCTGAAGGGCATGAGTGGCTTTACTGGCACGCCAGCAAAGGTGGCAGCAAGTTAGCTTACGCCCTGAAGGAAGAGATGGAGAAATCTTATCCTGATATGAAATCCAGAGGAGCGAAGCCTAGAGCAGCCAAGCAACGTGGGTCATATTTTCTCCGCAAAGTGCGCCCCATAGCGGTTATCGCAGAACCGTTCTTCGGGAGCAACTGCGAAGAGTGGATGATGATTAATAACAATCGCGGAAAACTAGCTGGGGTTTATGCTAGAGCCTTAAATAAATTCGCAGACGGATGAGCCTCCCCAAAAGTATCCACATAGCGGGAGTTCCCGTTAAGATAATCAAAGAAGATTTAAGCGATGAGAATAATCGTTCAAAGGGATATTATGGATACTACTCACACGAACGTAAAACGATAGTCATTGATCAAAATTTAAAACCCGCAGACGTGAAAACAACTGTTCGACATGAGATGCTCCACGCTTGCCTTGCTTTTAGCGGACTCGATAGATTGGATTCCTTCGAGGAAGAAAGTTTGGTAGTCTGCATTGAAGAACTGTTCTTCCCTGCGTGGGAAAGATTCTGCAAAAGATTCAAAGTATAATGGCTAAAAAGAAAAAATCTAAATCCCGCGTCAACGAAGCTGGTAACTACACGAAACCAGCTATGCGAAAGCGGCTGTTTCAGCGGATTAAAGCGGGTTCAAAGGGCGGACCTCGTGGAGTGTGGTCGGCGCGTAAAGCGCAGTTGCTAAGTTTGAGATATAAAAAAGCTGGTGGAGGATACCGTAATTAAAAATTATGGCTTTACGAAAATCACAACAATCCCTCCGCAATTGGACAAAGCAAAAGTGGAGAACCAAATCAGGCAAGAAGTCTTCGGAAACAGGAGAGCGATATTTGCCAGACGCCGCGATAAAATCTTTGTCTGCCTCTGAATACGCGGCTGGAACTAAGAGGAAGCGTAAAGCCAAAGCCAGCGGCAAGACCCGCGCTAAATACACAGAAGCAGAGCGCCGAGCATTTTTGAGGGCATCAGGTAAATCTCCCTCAAAACGAAAACGTAAAACTAAAAAATAGACCATGAAAGGAAAAGACGAAGTTAAGCCACACATGATGTATTCGCCTGACGGCAAAAAAGCTGTTATGGCTAAGAACAAAAAAGAACACTTGGCCCTGAAAGCCAAAGGTTTTGGTCATAGCAAACCATCCATGAAGATGGCTAAAAAGAAAGCCGCAAAAGGCGGCATGATGTAGTGTCTTCCAAACGATTCAAGCGTTTGCCCTCTGGTCGGATATCATATCTCGGCGAGACGTTTGCTGGGTTCAACAAACCAAAACGAGCTCCAAAAGGGAGTAAGAAGAAGTTTGTTGTCCTCGGCAAACAAGGGGACAAAATTAAAAAAGTGTCTTACGGGCATCGAGATTATTCTGATTTCCGAAAGCACAAGAACCCAAAACGTCGAGCGAACTTTAGAGCTCGGCATAATTGCGCCACCGCAAAGGACAAAACTACAGCAAGATATTGGGCGTGTAAGCATCTCTGGTAGATGAAGAAAAAACTGCCCCGTCAATTTTCTAAAGAGGGACGGAGCAAACTTATTAAGTTCATCCCGAACTCTGAAAACGTCAAGCAGGCCTTCGAGAGAAGCCAAAATCTTGGGGTGCTTCCTAATTCATTCACCCGTGGAGCTGGTCGAATGACTGGCTTCTTGGGTGAGATTGGGTTTGAGCTTCTTTTCCCAGAGTCAAAGTATGTGGGAAATTTTTCCCTCACGCATGACTACTTACTTGGAAATAGAAAAATCGACGTAAAGTCCAAGACATGCTGTGATAAACCCCGCCCACACTACACCGCTTCTGTAGTTTGTCCTGAAGGCAAGCCCCTCAAGGCAAGCCATTATTTTTTCGTCCGCGTCCGTAAGGACCTCACCCGAGCGTGGATGCTAGGCTGGGTCACAAAAAATAGACTCATTGCTGAAGGAGAGTTCAAGCGTAAAGGAGAAGAAGACGATTACGGATTCAAATACAAAGTTTCAGGATATCATATTCCGATCTCAGCTTTACGATCCCCATCTTCTTTATGAGACTGTAGCCGGAAGAATATCATATTTCTCTTCAACGCTTATCGTCCACACCTTCCCACCTCCTTGCCCCACAGATTTCACGGGCCGTATGTTACTGTTAGCTTTGCCAGCTTCTTCCAAGGCAGACATCCCCCGTCGAACAAACTCAAGATTGTTGGACATACCGACGTTCCTTCCGTTGTTAAAATCGTGGAGGGTTACTTGAAACTCTGTAAGTGTCCCCTCCCACGTTCTTAACGTGTCGTTAAGTCCTCGGCATTTCTTTGCAAAGAACTCGACCAGTTCTGCGACGGCAGACCGGCTTGAGTTATCGTAAGCTGCAGAAGAAACCGACACGTCAATAAAACTCGTCACGCCAAACCGTCCATAAGACTCGATTTCTTGAGGGACCTTCCAATCAAGAAGCCACTTACCAAAGTGAGGCAGCTCAGATTTAATTGTCGCTTCCAACATTTTGTTTGGGGGAAAGTTGCTAGTAGCGTTGTCACTAACACGCAGGGCCATTAGTTTATCGCGATTACTGCTATCAAGTGCGGGAATGACAGACAGGCTATTAGCGTCCATATTCAACGACATGATAACTCGGCCCGCCCATGGGATTGAAATAGAATCGGCATACTTAGCCATATACTCGATGCGTGGGTTTGCGACAGCCCTCTTAATTAGCTCAGTTGCTTTACGTTGATCTTGGAAAGAACTCGCACTGGTGGTGTCATCAATAACCCACGACGCGACTCGACCAAGGTCTTTATTAAATTTTGTGTGGCCCGATAGGTAGTCAGATGCGTCAGAAAAACCCCCTACAAGACCAGAAATAACTCGGTTAGATAGTAAACTTTTACCTTTATTTGTTGGCCCTACTAAAATCAGCGCCTGTCCCTGTCTTGTTTCTCTTTCTAGTATCGCTTCATAAAATCTTTTTAGCCACGCAAAGAAGTATTCTACCGTGGGGCGAGACGTAGAGTTCTCAAAAAGTTGGTGCAGCCATGCGTGGATGAACGGCCAATATTGTGGGTCGCCATCTTCAGCAGGCTCGACTGGTTCTACGGTTGAAGTATTGAGTATCCGATTTCCACTTTCTTCTACAATTCTCTCTTTCGAGAAGACTACCGGAGCAATTTCAGTAATCCTGTTCTGATTGCTTACTACTAGAATAGCTGCTTCTACTTCCGATAATGGTTTGCCTTTCTTTTGCTTAGGGCAAAATCCCATTTGTCTAAGTTCTAATACGAGTTGTTCTCTGGGTATTTCGACCGCGATATTGTCTAGCAGCTTGAAAAACTTTTTGCCGTTGAACCAATACTCATCGAGTAAAGACCCCATCTTCTTTTGTTCGTAGGCCGATACAAAATTTTGCCCAAATATATCCGCCCAAGACATAAAGCCTCTTCCGGCCCTATCGGAGTAGCATATCATGCCCTCTTCTGAGACCTGACACCCTTCTCTATCAATGCCATCGTCGATCCAAAATAGGGGACCGCGAGCCCCAATATCAAAGTCTCCGACCCATCTGTGGCCGTAGTCAGAAAGAACCTTATCTGAAACAACATCTATTGGGATAAGCGTGTCGCCGGACTGAGGGGGCGATTTTTCTGCTGCTTTTAACAGGGCTGTAGTGAACACTGCTTTTGGCAGCGGGGGGCCAATCTTTGTCCAGTCAACCCCCAGTTCAAAATACTGGGACGGGTTCAATGAAGTTTCGTCAAACCCTGCAGTAATTTTTTTAAGGTTAAGAATAGATTTTATCTGTTTAGAAAACTCCCCAAACATCTCCGGCGAAATAGGAAGGGGCGATTCAAACTCCCACACAAGACGAAGGTATCCGCTGTATGTTTTAGTCCTCCATGTTGGGAGATTATTACCGCACATAGCGGCGATCTTAACATCAATCCCATTCCAGTTCACAGGTGCGTCATAATCAGCTACGATGCCGTGAACTTTGTTCACTGGATTTTCTCCAGATATTCTTTTAGACGGAGCTCTTCCTTCTAAGGCGCTGTAAAAAACATGGTTTGTATTTATGTTCGCACACCAAGAACGATACTCTGCCTTTGTTTTAAAGGCTGGGATAGGGTGAGAAAGTTTAGACAAGTCAGATGACTTGTGAGCGTCAGAGTTGCGTAGATTTTTAATATATCGGTATGTCATTTAGTGTATCGAGTTAAGATTGCCCCATCAGCAGCAAGAGGGATATCAGTAATCCAATCCGGAGGAGTAGACATAATATCCAATAGTTCTGATAAAACAGTTTCTGCTTTATCAGCATCAGCTTCGACAACGATTTCATCGTGGACGTGCATGATAATTTTATGGCCTGCTGCATTCACTCTGACAAGCATGTCCGAAAAAATATCTCTGGCTAACGCTTGCGATGCGTTCTCTGCGACAAATCCTCCCCATAGTTTTATCGGAATCATCTTCGCCCCTTTTGGAAAATGAGCGACGTATTGTAACCTTCCCCCCTCAACTTTATCCGCTGATATTAGTCCATAGTCTAGCGATCGTCCGCTCGGAAGATCGACAGTAAAAGGAGTGGGCACACTTTGATCTGACAAAGTGTAAGCCCCCCTTATATCAGAATTATAATCCTGCCATAAGCGAGTAACTGTTTCCATTGACGCCCGATACAAGTCAACAGCTGCGTCAGCTTCTTTTTGAGTCATGCCGGACATTTCCGCGAAACGCTTTTTGCCCGCGCCATACCCGCACCCCAACACCATAGCTTTAACTTTGTGCCGAAGTTTAGGGTCTTGTTTCAAAGATCCTTTTTCTTTGGCCCACCTACCAAAACGAATAGCAAACGCTTCGTATATGTCTTCGGTCTCTTCAATTTCAGCCAGCATCTGTTTGTCTCCTGCCAGCCAACAAAGAGTCCGGACTTCAATCTGGCTCAAGTCGGCCACAACTAAGCGCTTGTCTTCTTTTGTTGATATTAAGTGACGAAGGTTCGCCCCAAACATTTCTTCTCTAGGAAGATTCTGTAGGTTCAGATTGCCACCACTTCCACTGAAACGTCCGGTGTGCGCTCCGAAATACATGAAGCCCCCGTAATACCGTTCGTCTGGCATTGTAGCGACATCAAAAGATTCTATCTTCTTTTTGAGCGCGTTGATTCTTCTCCAGTTTTGTGTGGCTTCTATCCAATCGTGTTTTCGACTATTGAAGTCTATCCACTTTTGACTTTCTGGATTAGTCTTTGCCAGACTAGCTGGGGGCTCAATACCTACCTTTTGGCACTCTTCGTCAAATGCGGCACGGCTTAACAATGGCTTATTGCCGAGCCAAGGAATTGCTGCTTCCGCTTCAAACAGCTTTTCTTTGACTACCTCTAGTTGCTGTTTGAGGAGGCACGTATCTATCGGGATACCTCCTTGAGATATTTTTCGGTTAAGAATACTTATCTCTCTTTCATGGTCGGGCCATTGATCACTAAATTCTTCCCATAAACGAAGGCATAGTTCGGCATCTACCATAGCATAACGACTTACCTCTTCGCGGAACTCGTCGGTCATGTTCTCCCAACGCTTGCCGCTCATATTGTCGCGTGTGCTTTTATCTACTTCGATCCCAAATGCTTTATTAGTCGCGCCTTTAAGAGAGCGAGGAAGCCGAACATACGCTGCCAAGTCGGCCGTGCAGTGCCATTCGAGGGGCTTAACTTCCGGCCACCATCCTTCGGTAGCTCCATGTAGATATAAGGTTTCATCAAAAGCAGCGTTGTGACTAATCGCTCTATTACCAATTAATAAATCCCAGTTAAACTCCTTGGGGTGCCCAATAAATTCTGTCCCGTCAGTCCCTTTGACTGTGAGCATGTAGGCGTCAAAATCTGGGTGGGTAAAGTAACCCATAGGCCCGAGCGTCCGTATGCTACAGCGCTTGTCATAATAAGTCTCGTAGTCGAGTGCATAAGTTTTCATGTCTTAAAAAGACCCCCCTACTGGACACTGAACAAACCCAGTAGGGGGGTAAGCTGCCGCCGCTTTTATGTGGTTACGGCGAGGGCGATGCTGATAACCAGACCGAACTAGTCCGCCACAATACCCGAATGGTTACTCGCTTCCTATCTCGGTTTCTTTTCCGTCTACAACAAAAGTCAGACTCAACTGATCTTTGTCTTCAACTTTCAATTCCTCTCCGATCGAAGAAGCAAGAGCTGCTCGAATGTTAATGAGCTTAATCCTTCCCTGTTTAGTTTGCTCCAATTGGTCATCAAGTTCGGCGATCATGCTAGTCAGCATTTTGATCTCCTCCTCGATTGTGATGTGGTCAAAATCTGCCATTATCTTGAAAAGTTATTGGCAAATTTCTGCACGGCCTCACTCGTTTCCTTTTCGGTAAACGTGAGAGATGGAGCATACCATGAATACTTGCCCCGAGAGATGAGAGCGGACGTAAAGTCCCAGTATCTCATAAACGCGGGGGTATCAGGATTGAACAGAGTAAACGTAGCGAGACGCTTAAAGGTCTGACGATACGCATCCTTGGCCACATTGATGCGACCGAGTGCAAAGAACTCATCTCCAATCGGAAACGGGAATGCGTGGTCTACAGATGTGTCCTCTGGTTTTGCAATTGCCAGAGTAATATCCGCAAACTCAAGCATCGGATAATCAGATGACTTCGCAATCTGATCGCGCTCCTCTTGCGAGTTAGCAATCCGAGGGACTTCGTCATCATCATATGGGATGTCTTCCCGCCAGCCCTTCATTACAGAAACCGGCACAGCTTTGAGAGAGTTCTCTGGGTCTGTTTCTGCTTCCGCAATAACGAACTGTTTGTCCAAAACGATGCTGCCAAAGGGCGCATCAATCTCAGACGTTTTTTGCACCACGTTGATCCGAGGGATCTCGATGTCGCTTGGTTCAATCATCATGGCCGCTGGGGACATGATTTCCGTCGTGGTGGCTTCCTTAATTTTTCCTGCCATTGTGTTTCGTGTTTCGTGTTTCTTGTTTAGGAGAGAGTGTGTCTCTCCGGACTGATCGAGACCATACCTTCTGCGAGGCACTCGTCAACAAATTCTTGAGAAATATTTTTCCGCTGCCCTTTTTCCGCTTTTTCCCCGACTGCTTTTGCGATCTTAGCTAGTGGAAGATTGGCCGCTTCAATTAGTTCTTCGGCGGTCATGCCAAACTTTTCAGCGACTCCGAGAACCCCGAGGTTGTCGTCTACTTTTTTAGGAGACCCCATACTCTTTAGTCTAAGACTTGGGAACTCAACCCCCTCTTTTGCCATCCCAATAGCTTTCTTTTTTATGTGGTCCGCCCAGTTAGAAACCATCTTTGCGATAAGCCAAAGCTGTTCGATGACTTCCGGATCACTAACATCATGTATATCCACGTCGGGAAGTTCCGTGTTTATCTTTTTAGCTACAGAGATAACCAGCCCCCCAAGAGCCGGACACGCATCTTCGTGGCGACAAAATCTGCAATTAACTGTAGGTGTAAGATCAGATAACTCAGGAGTTCCCGTTTGCCATTTTGGTCGGACCCGTTCTCCTTTTTTAATTACCTCAGAAAGTTTTCTGACTAAGACGGGGAGATCATCTCTAGTGAAAGTGTAGAACAAAGTTTCGTTCCTTACCGGAACGTAAAACACAAACACAATCTCGTTTAGTTCAGGGAACTTTTGAAATGCGCCCACCGTGTATGCTTGCGCTTGCCAATTTTTTTCTGGGGGATCAATCATACTAATCCCTGTTTTGTAATCTGCCAGTATCCCTGTTCCGTCATCGAACATAGTTAGCCGGTCACAAGTGCCCCACGTTGACGTGCCCTCTAGCTCTACAGTAAGCTGGACTTCTTTGTAGTCGCGTTTTTCGGCTCTACCGTTTTGTGCGTAGTTAAAAATAAACGACTCCTCTTCTTCGACGATTTGCTCAAAGATACTAACTTCTTCTTCGCTCTCTAAGTTAGTCGTGTCATTAATCTCTAGCGCCTCGTGAATTCGTGTGCCTTTTTCGGCTGCTGCGCTTGTTCCTTCTTTACCGTGATACCCCGCGCAACCGGCTATGTATTTTAAAGCGGACGGAGAAAATTCTGCGTGGTCTCTATCTGAGTGAGAATCGGGCATAGCCCCGATCATACATCCTTAGACCGCCCTGTCAAAATATATTGAGCAATTAAAAAAGCGTCGATCATTCCGTCGTGCGGAGTGCGGCAGCGTTTGTTTTTTAGCCAGTTCTCTGAAGGGGCGAGCCGTTCAGCTACGTTTAAAGCCGCCACTTTAGACATTCCTTTTGGCACGTTACCCAACATTTTCTTTTGCCACTTATGAACGGATACTCGGAAAAGCTCAAACTCCTTTGCTTCAGCCATGCCTACAATTTTTCCAAAGCTGATGGCCATAGACCTAACCGCTTGCGAACTTTTTGCGTGTGCGAGTGGTTCTTCTACCGCGAGACAAAATGGGCTGTGTAGGTTTACCAACCAGTCGTAAACTTTCTTGGTATCGACCTCTCGTTTTTTGCTGAGCTGTTTGCATGGCATCGCCATCTTATCGACGATTAATCCGTGGCTAGAAATAGCGCACAGCCCACCGTCCAATCCGTTGTCGATTCCAACTATGACGATTGGTTCTTCAGACATGACGGAGATATGATGAGACCGTTGCCGTGCTCTGGGGTAAACACGATGTAGTTCTTAGGAAGGCCCTGCAAAAAAATAACTTCTTTCGCGTTGCTAGGCGTGACTCTAAAAAAAGTTCCGACTAAGGTCTTTTTTACAAACCCAAAATCGTTACTAGAAATATCGTCTTTTCTTATTAAGACTTTCGGGTTCGTCTCAATCGCCCTGTTTGGGAATAGTTGGCTCATTTGTTCAAGACGGTTGAATCTAAAAAACAAGGAGTGGCAGGGCCTAAGTCACAGGACATTAACTGATCTAAGGCTAAATCGACTTCGTCCTCAGTAAGTCCGTGTTTCTCTTTAAGAATTATTCTAGTCCCCGCTATTGAGTAGCACGCAATTGTTGGATGTCTCGGGTGCTCGACAACACCTATGTAAGCGTCTTTTAGCTCACTAAACATGAGCATACTTGTTTTCTTAGACTCGACCTTTTCGTAAAATCCTTGATAACAAGTCGGATCAGTTTGTCTATAGAAGTAAGGATCATCAGACGGATGATAGTTCGCGCCTTCAAACTCTGGAGCACCCGAATCGAAATCAAAGATCATTAGTCTACGTCGATTATTGGCGCTACAGCTCCTTTTCCTCTATCTGCTTTAGTGTTATTTAAAATGGAGATATCAATTTGCATTTTACTGCTACCCCCAGATTTTGCGTTTAGGCCCAGATTCCTACGAATAAACTGATCTAGTTCAGAGAGTTCTCGTATTGTTCGAGGAGCTCTTAAATTTTTTACGCTGTCCCGCATCAGTTTGATGCCGGTTGCCGCAGCGTAGTGTTGGTATTTGTCAGCCGGAGTTGACTGACTCTCAGCAATCTCCAAAATAGTTTCGTCCTCTTTTTGCCTCGCGTCATGGCTCGCGCGAAGAATAGCTTCATCGGTAGTAGCCTCTAGTCTCTGTTCTATAGAGTCTTTTGGTGACTCATCAGTTTCTTCTACAACCGGAGGATGCAGGCCATTTTTCTTAGCTGGGAGGCCAAGTTTTTTGAACCATCTTCGCACCGTGCCGGGGTGAACCCCGAGCTCTTTAGCAATCGAAACAGTCTTCCAGTTCGCCTTATACATGGATAAGGCCCGTTGTTGAAGAGAGTCTTTAGGTTTGTCAGGCACGGTTGAAGGGCGTAATCTGTGATTTTTATTATGGCCGTAAGCAACGCAAGCATCAAGCAGATACTAGAGCCCCGAATAGATGCAAAAACGAAACGCATGGTCATAGGCGGGTTGTCAATTCCTCCTACCAGTATGATAACTGGTTTGTTGTATGGGTTTGCAAACCACGAGCATCTTAGAGCAAAAGAGTATTATTTTTGGAGAATCTGCGACGAGCTCTGGAACCACGAAGACCTGCCTGAAAAATTAATGATACGCCACCCTTGGGCAGAACAAATGGTTTGGGCGGCACTAAACAATAAATACTTAGCTGTTGGGGGCTCCGCATCATCGGGAAAGTCTCACACCATGGCGGCTTGGGGGATTGTTAATTGGCTTTCTAAGCCCAAAGACACATTAGTCTTGATGACTTCGACTACGCTGCGCGAAGCACGCAAGCGAATTTGGGGGTCTGTCATGTCTTTGCTTTCCGTGATTGATGGCGCACCGATCAAGATTCGGGATTCAATTGGCAACGCAGCCTACATTGACGAAAAAGGAACACTGATAGAACGAGCTGGGATATCTTTGATCGCGGCTGAGAAAAGCAAAACGCGAGAAGCAGTTGGTAAATTTATCGGTATTAAACAAAAGAGAGTCATCTTAATCGGAGATGAGTTATCGGAGTTATCAGAAGCGATCTTGCAGGCTGGCCTATCTAACCTCTCAAAAAACCCTGAGTTCCAGCTTATTGGCATGAGCAACCCCAACTCGCGATTTGATGCGTTTGGGATCTGGTCAGAGCCGATCAACGGATGGGACTCAGTAGACACTAATCAAGACGACGGGTGGGCTACTAAATGGGGTGGCGACTACATACGCTTAGATGGAGAGCGGTCCCCTAATATTGTAGCCGGAGAAGTTCTTTATCCTTGGCTTCCTACCCAAGAAAAAATTGACGAGGATAAAGGTTTGTTAGGTCCAGAGTCTAGGGGCTACATGCGAATGGTTCGGGCCATATTCTTTGATTCGGATGAAACAACAGGCATATATGGAGAAAATGAATTAACATTAAGCAAAGCCATGAATAAAGTTCAGTGGCAAGGTAAGCCTACTTTTGTAGCAGGAATCGACCCCGCATTTACAAATGGAGGAGACCGAACCATTCTTTACACGGCAGCTGTGGGGTATGACATAACAGGACAGTATGTTATTGAGTTTGGGGACGCCGTTCATCTGAATGATGACGCGACAAACAAATCAATTCCTAGAACATACCAAATAGTTAAACAGATAAAAAATTATTGTGTTAAGCACAACATACCTGCTGAGAATGTTGCCGTAGACGCAACAGGAGCGGGGGCTCCGTTTTGTGACGTGCTTGCTGGAGAATGGGCTAGTGGATTCTTGCGCGTAGGATTCGGAGGCAAAGCAAGCGACAAGCGAGTAAGCGCTAACAGTCAGGCAATAGGCACTGAACTATACGTTAATAGGGTGTCAGAGCTTTGGTTCGTGGGCAAAGAGTTGATGCGAACTCGTCAAGTCTTTGGAATTAACGCTGATTTAGCTCAAGAAATTACTAGTCGTAACTACGACATGGTGAAGAGCGGCACCTTAAAAGTTAAAATTGAAACAAAACCAGAATTCAAAGCTCGTTTTGGAAGGAGCCCTGACCTTGCAGATGCTGCATTTCTAGCACTAGATTGTGCCCGCCAAAGACTTGGGCTGGTAGCCGTAGACCCACCTGACGATCCAAAGAACGGAAAGCCATATCGGAGAACTACGATTAAACAGTTAGGGCAGGCCTTACAAAACCGCGATGCCGTTTTGCTGGATTGACACAAAACCCTTTAATTCATATTCTTATTCCGCACTTTAGCCTTTTAAGGATGTCTGAATTTAGATTCTTTGACCCCACAACTTTTGCCGTTCCACCGGCTATGTTTAATTTAGCGGGAGCTCCAAAATTTGCAGCCAATCCCGTGGCTGATGAAGATGATAAACCCCCTGCTCCCGCAGCTGATCCAAAACCTGAGCGCAAGCTGCAACAAAAAAAATTCGTTAATCCCGAGCGTGAGAAAAAACGCAAAGAGGAGCAGAAGCAAAAAAGTAAAAAAGAGGCGCTCATGAAGGCGAGAGAGGAATCGGGTGGAGGTGCGTTTGGCCGCTATCAGGGGTTAGGCCCCAACCCTAATTCTAATATTGGGCAAGCGTCCTCTTATCGAGGACTCGGACGCAACCCTGATTCTAACATTCAACAAGGGTCCGGAGTTGGACTATAACGATGAGCGTAAAACAAAAGATAGCCAAGTCGTTACTAAACGTAGGTAAGAATATTGCCAATAAGGCTAGGCGTAAAAAAACCTCCAAGCCTTCGGGTCCTCTTAATATGAAAGGGGTGAAAGGCGACGGAGGCAAAGGAATGGCGCAGCAGGGAGGGGACGCTCAAAAACGAGCATCTTTAGAGAAGTTTCAAAGAAAACAAGCTCAGCTACGCAAAGGTAAAGAGACAACCTTGTCGGGGGGAGCGCGTAAGGCACAGCCCCCTAAAATGGAAAAAACCTTGTCAGGAGGACAACGCCCAGCACCACCAAAAAAACCTAAAGCTAAAGCTAAAGCTAAAACTGAAACTCCTGATACCAAAAAACCTGCAGCTAAAAAGCCAAGCCGCGCAAGAGAGGTTCTTACAAAACAGAGACGGCTCCGCGATCTACCAAAAGACACAGCTCGCGCTGTTGCTAAATCGCCTAAGCTAGTAAAGCCTGCGGCTAAGCTAGTAAAGCCCGCCGCTAAAATAGCGGGCAAAGCAATCGTGCCGGTTCAGATAGCGGCTCAAGCATTGAAAGCCCGTAAGATGGCAGGGGATGACAGCTACAGGAGAGAAGTTCTTGATAGCTACCGTGGGGGTGCAAGAGGAGTATTAGACGAACCGCTACCAGATTCTGATGGAGACGGAATCCCTGATGTATTTTCCGCATCTAATATTGGCAGGGCCGCCATGGCAGGACTAGATCCTGTAGGCTCTGCGGCTGCTAGTTTTAAAACGGCCAAAGAAGTTCTTGATTTTAATAGAGGTGACGATCCGGAGTTTGGTCCGGATCAAGGATCAGCTGATAGTAGATTTAATACTGAGTTCCAAAAACAAAGAGGACAAGCACTTCGTGATGCTTACGATTCGTCTATCCTTAGCGGAATTCGTCCAGCAGACAGAGCGTTGTTTGCGGGAGCTGCCGACGATGCTGAGTTCAAAGATGCCGAGGAGAAAAGATTTGCCACGGCACCTAGAAGTTACAAAGCGCTACTTGAGCGGCAAGGCCAACAATTGGCAGACCGCTTAAAGAAAGAAGGAAAAGTTGCGTTTGGCAAAAAAGAACGTGAAGCCTTTGTTAAGGCACAAAAAAGTGGTGAGTTAGTAGAGATGTTTGACGAAGACGGGGACGGAAAACTTTCTAAAGAAGAACGTAAGAAATTCTTCTTAGCTGGCCCCGAAGGGTTTGTGGCTAAAGCCGGTTTGGCAACAGAAGGTTTGCCAAAAACGGGTGCCGCTGACTACGGTGAGGCAATCACGCGAGACGCTATATTTGGCGAGACACCTCCGGTTATGCTAGACCCGTCTAATCTTGAAGACGAAGTAGACGGATCTGGAGAAGTCGAAGTAGAAGAGACCGGACTTCCTCCGATGACTGAAGTGGATGTTGATGACCCCGAAGGAGGGGTCACTCCAACCGCGATTGTCGAAGAGCTAAAACGAAAAGAAGAAGAGGATAAAAAAAGAAAACGTGCTGTTGAGCTTGGGCTACGTCGGCAAGACTTTGCTAATGATGCTACGTTCTTAGCCGCAATCGACCGGAAAGAAGCGCGTGTAAAACGTGAAGAGGGTCAACCCGAAAGAGGAAGTGCGCTTGCGGGTTCTGTTGGAGGACTAAACGCTCCCTCTCGTCAGCTCATGTCTGACCGAGGGCGGTATCTAAAAGAAGCTCGTGCGCTAGAGCGCATTGGGTATAGGACAGAAGCTGGAAAACTTCGATTGCAGGCCGCCCTTAGCCGCGAGCCTCGTATTAAATCGCAAGAGTTCCGTAGAAGAGAAGCAGAAGAAAGAAGAAAACTCCGCGAAGAACAAGAGAGGGCTCTCGCCGATAAACAAACAAACGACGCACTTGTTGAAAAAGGGGCGGATAATATTAAAACTCTTTCATAATGTCAGATTCTATTTCTTATCAAGATGACTTTGCCTCTATGGAGGGAAAGCATTTTGGCCGTCCTATATCAGATGCTAATTCAGCATATCTTTATGAGACTTACGGTGCCCCCCGTATGCAAATCCTTGCGGATCGACGCAAAGATAGAATACAACAACTAGCTTTTGAAAAAGCTCAGTTGGATCTTCAAAGAATTAAAGAAGAGAATCAGAGAAAAAACATAGAGGCTGAAATTATTGCCGAAGAATCTTCTGCTCTTACAGAGATTCGCAATAATCCTGAACTTGATTCGTTTGAAAAGGTTCAAGCCATTAACGACAGAAGACAAAACGTCTTTGCAAGGAACCCATTGATGGCGGGTAGCTCTTTGTTGAAAACAGTATTTGATACAGCGGCGTCTACTTCGTCCGCCCTTAAAGCCAAAGAAGAAGCGCAGGCTAGGAATATCACTGCGTTGGCTAATATAGGAGATGTAGACAGGGCGACTGCTCTTGCCAACGAAGACGGTAGGGTTACGGATACCGAACGAGGGCTGCTCGAAGTTGCCAAGTCTGTCGATTCAGACAACAAAGCAAAAGCGCGGGCAAGCGGTCTTAGTGAGCGGAGGTCCAACCTTTCTAGGCAACTGCAGAAAGACATCGACACTATTTCTAGGTTTGTAGGATATGACAAAGGCTCTGGTATTGACATGCCTACCGATCAAGTAGAAGACGCGAGAGTGCGCGGAGGCGCTGGTGAGTTTCGTCTTGATAAAGACCAGAACGAAAGAATGCGGGGCATCGCTGGGCGTCATCTTAGTCCCAAAGAGTTTGAGGCGTATGTGGACCTTGAAAGCAAGGAATACGAAGACGGTGGATTTTACGATGACGCTTCCCGTAAGAGTTATCTTCTTAACAAACTTAACGGTATTGTTTTTTCATTCCTTAATGATTTGAATACCGCTGGCGGTAGCGCCGACACTAGCGCAGGAAAAGACGCTTATACAAAAGAATAATATTCTCTCTTAACCTACATATCCAATCGCATCTGCTATGACAGAGCAAACTGATACCCCAACTGTTAATACCCTCGGGTTTTCCGAGTGGTCTAGTGCCAACGTCTACGACAATCCTTTGGAGAGTAGATTAAAGTTCGGGGATTATCTCCGCGAAGAATACATCAAAGCAGATGCTTACACTGCTGAGATAGAAGAAGGTTTTAGAAAAGGATTTGTAGACGTTCTTAGACGGGACAAAATTCTGAATGATGATGGGTCTAACTTTGAAGAGGTCCAAAAACAAATCTCTGAATTAGAGGGCGCACCGTCTGACGATAGTAAAGACGATTCGTTCAGGGCACAAGTAGACTCGGGTGAGTTGCCGATGGCTCGCTTGTCCACAGGAGAGCTGTATGTTGGGGATGCTGCAGCTGACATGAATCTAGTTAGCGCACTTAAAATATCTTCGGATGCAGGAGTCCGGATGCAGGATGCACTGGCAGCGCAGGCGCAGCTCGCTATTCCCGATGGCTTTAAAGAGCCTCTGTATAAGGTAAAAAGAATTGCCGCCGCGCAAAGATTTCTCGAAGAAGAGCGCAAGCAAAACACTGAGTTTGATATCGAACTCGACGGACTATCCACGGAAGCGGCTCAAAGCGAGTATAGCACAATGGACTGGGTCGAGCACAAGTTTAACTCTATAGGACGTTTTGGAGTTAATATTTTGAGCCGAGTTATGGGTCGGGGAGATGCGGTAGACGAAGCGGAAAAAAGGCGCAAAGCGGTGGACGAAGCTAGGGGTATTGATATGGATCAATTAGCCGCGAAGTATGCGGTTAAATATGATGTGCGCCCTGAAGATATGCAGCTGGCGTTGGAACAAATGGTTTTGGAAAACGCCACGAACAAACAAATGTTCGAGTTCCACGATGCGGACGACGCTGATGTTGGGAAAAATCTTAGGATGGGAGGGTATGGCTTACCGACAATGTCGATGCAGGCCATGATAAACAAAGATGTCTTCGACAAGACGCTTGCAGCAAACCCCGACTTGAGTGATGACGTTAAGACAATGCTTAACAAGCAACGTATCAGCGTTCTTAAAACACAATTTGTTGATCTGGATAAGTTCCTCTCAAAGTCAGCTGTCTCTGATGAATGGAATAAATCGTTAGTCGTTGGTAGATCAGCAGGAGTTGATGACTACAAAATACTAGAAGGCTTTGTAGCGGATAAAGACAACTACAACGAGTTCGCCCAACGGGCAGCCGGAATTGGTATGTCGTTTATAAACGGATTCGGGCAATTAGTCGCCGCACTGCCAGCTGCTCTTGGGGCTGACCCAGCAAAAGATTACTTAGCGTCAGTCAGTCAGGCGAACTCCGACCGTAGACAACTCGCTTCTGTCTTCGGACAAGAGTTTGGGTTCTTTCAAGATTTAGGAGAGACCGCTTTTCCTATGTTAATTGACGTTGGTGCAACGGCGTTGTTAGCCGCAGGCACCGCACCCGCTGGTGGAGCGGGGGGTATTGCTTATGCTGCCCTGAAAGCAGGCGGAAAATCTTCTGCTAGTTTGACAGGCAAGGGGATTATTAAAGCGATAACTTCTAATACACTTAGGACAAGTTCGGCTAAGTCAGTAGCTGATCAAGCGGAAGACCTGATCGCGGCCAACTTTATCAAAGGCTCAAAAGAAGGTGCGATTGATATTCTAAAAGCGTATAACAGTAAATTATCTGCTCAGTTAGGTAATCTTCCGGCGGTATTTATTCCTGCGGGCACACGATCTGGGGCGGCAACTTATGGCGCGGTTTACAATCAGCTGAAGCAGAATCCCAATGTAACTCCTGAAGAGGCGCATGACAGAGCACTTGGTTCAGGGCTTATGGCCATGACATTTACTGGGTCTTTGGTATCAGGTTTTAGTTTAATCGGCAAAGGAGGTTTTGAAGACGCCTTGCTCAGAGGGTTGACAACAAAGCAAATGAACACGGTTGCTAAGTCGGTAACAAATATGGTCGAGGGGGACCTTCTTGATGCAGCCGGAAAGGCAATAAAATCTGCCATGAAGAAACATGCGTTTGGCACCGCCAAAGGCATTGGTAAAAATGTTGTAGACGAAGGAATCGAAGAGGGCATTGATGAGTTTGTAAACACTCTGATTACTGATGCTGCTCTCGACGAGAACACTCCGATGCTCGAAAGGATGCAACAGACTTTCCATGCAGTAGCTCTAGGGGGAGTTATGGGTGGGTCTGTTCCTCTTGTTCGGAGAGGGCTCAGCCGACTTCAGCCAGATGTTCTCAAGCAGAGAGAACAAAGCATGTTCTTGGATCAAATTTTAGAAGACGCTTCCCGTGACTTAACTGAAAGTGGGTCGCCTATAACTGCAGATGTTTTCCGAGCGATAATATCTGAGCGGGGCAGGCGGGATCAAAGAAGGTCCGAAGTCCCTACCCCTGAAGAAGCAGTTCAGTTATTAACGGGAGACACCCAAGAAACAGATTCAGAGTCAGAGAAACTTGCGTCGGGTATTACATCGAACCCAGAGTTCGAGGCCCGCTTAACTGAAAGAGTAAATCCGACTACTACAGCTAAAGCTATCTCTGAAGTATTGGCGGAAGACACCCCTGTCGTTTCTGGGCTAGACCCGTCTACTATTGAAGCAAAGGGAGACATGATGCGTCAGCTAGAACTGCCCTTAGCGGAAAGCAGCTCTAACGAAAACTCGGATCATGCGATTATTCGTGGGCTTATCGCAGGACAAAAAGAGTCACCTAAGTTTAATCGCAATCAGTTTGTAGATTCGGCTACTGTAAAAACACAGCGAGTCATCGACCCCAGTAAGAAAGAAGATGCGGAAGCAATCGAAGCTGGGTTCAGACAGATCATACAAGAAATCGACGCAGCCGAAGCGCTCTACAAAAAACTAGATCGGCAAGCTCAAGCAGGAGACCTTTCATCCGAGTCGCCTGCTATGCGGGCGCTGCAAAAGAATGTAAACGAAGGCACCGCCGTATCCCCAGAAGAAGCTGTAGATTTAAGGGGGGACGCTTTCAAGAAGAGAGTGGTTGAGTTAGAAGGACTGAAGATAGACGAAGAGATTTCGTTTGAGGAATTGCAAGCGGACCCCGAAGAAGAGTCCGCTGTGCAGTCGGTCATCGACAAAGGTTTCTCTGAAGTAATCGCAGCGTCAAAACTGAAGAGGCTGGGCATACCCGTCAATGAGCGAACAATTTCTGACGAGTTCATCGCGGCGACAAATAAAAAGATTAGCGACGGTATCTCGGAAAAGTTTCCTGACGTTAAAGTAAGTGAGCCACAAGGCGGACTCACGTTAAGCTCAACGTATGGCAGCGGTAAAGTTTACCTCGATAGATTTGGTAACGGACAGTTCGATAACAATCCAGCCAACATGCTTGGTTTGTTCGAGCAAGGCACTCCTATTGTAGTGCCAGAAAGCGTTGTGAGATCAGCTACTGTAAATCCTGCTTTTAGATTCTCGCAGATAGGGGATAACTTTTTTGTCGCGGATATTCTGATCGCCCAAAATGGTGGAGTAGTTTCAGCATTAACCCCGTTTGATCGGGTGGCTACCTTGCAACCGGACTACACGAGAACTGTAGAATTGCTAGAAAGAGTAGTAGCATTTAGAGCTGAAGGATTAACTGACCCTGATGAGTTTATCCCATCACCGTTTGCTCCAGACGCGAGGATAACAAAAAAAGATTTGCTTGCTCGATTAGATTCTGGGTTGGGTATGGAGCAGTTTGTGGCTCCGTCATCCGGAGAACTATCCCCAGACTTCCAAAGGTCCGCGCTGATTGAACTACGATTAAGGGCACAGGATGCACTGTTCACTAATCAGAATGTTTCTTTGGTATCTTTAGGGAGAGAGATTTCTGATCTGTATCTCCAAGAACAAAAAGACCGTATCAAATATTCTAACGCTGCTTTTGTTTCTACAGTTAGCGTCACATCTGCTTCAGCACTACAACAGAATGAGGAGTTTAATCCTTCGGCAGAGGCCGAAGATTCTTACACAGCTTTCCCTGAGAGCACTCGGGCTTTCTCAGAAACAGGGATAGCTTCTATCTTGAAAGAAGCAGAGGCCAACGCAATTGCTGCGATCGACGCCGATAGACCGCTTAAACAAACAATAGTTAATTTGGTTAATACGGAGGTGTTCTCTTCTTCTAAGAAAGATATAGGCAATACCTCTACTAGAAAATTGCTCGGGCTTACTATGCAGTGGATGGCTCAAGGAAACAATCGAGCCAACCCTGCTTCGGTTGAGTTTCAGCAAGCACTTAAAACAGGTAACTATAGACTCGGAGGTCCAGTGCGGGAGGCGCTTCAACTCATGGCTCTTTCGTCTGCCTCAGTAGAAGGCTCGCCTAAAACGAACGAGAGCTATCGGGCCACACTGAAAAGTAAACTCAGTAAAATAGCTGGCGATAGAGACATAACCGACAGCGAAGTGATTGCCTTTCACAGTCAGGTCAAGCGATCCGTGGGCAAACTCTTGCTTAGATCGCAGCCCTCGGGAATGTCTCGGGCACATGATAGGGAAGTAAATACTCAAGCTATCGAAGAACTAGGATTAAAATCTAACGACAGTGATTCCTTGGTCGAAGCTGTAAAGCGTATCGCCGGAGTTTCAAAGGAAGGGGGAGTAGACTACGACGCTAATATAAAAGCAGTGGCAAAGCTGCTTTTGCAATCTCCTGACTTTTTAGCCACCGTCGATTTGACCATCGACGACACGTCGCTCGAATACGCTGGGGACTTTGAAATGCTCATTGATGGCACTCCGTCTATCTCAATAAACATTTCTGGGTATAACCCAAGAGGAGTGGGCAACACTCTGATCCATGAATTGATCCATGCGTATGTTACGCAAGTGACTCGTAAACCGCAGTCACAACAGAGTAGGAAAGAAGCAGCCGCGATCAACAACCTGACTAACTTAATCGTAAAGCTAAAAGAAGACTTTAAGTCTACGTCATCTAAGGCGCTTGAACCGGATTTCATCAGGATGTTGGACCCGTTCAATCCAGTTAAGTTTGACCGCAAAGTTTACAAGTTTCACGACACTCGTGTTTATGATGGGCTCGCGAACGTAGATGAGTTCATTGCTCACTTCTTAACTTCAACGGACTTCCAAAAGTTTGTGAAGTCGATGACGGCTTCGTCAAAGGCGGACGGAAATATATTCCAGAAAATTATTTCTTACATAAGGTCACTGATCAAAGGCAGCAACCCGACATTTGATTCCGCGTTCTCTGCTGTATTAGATTTATCTAAATCCTCGATTGCGGAAACACAGAAGAAGTTCATCGCTTCTCCCCGCGCACCCAGAGAACCTCTGTCCACAAAAGCAATCATGGGCCAGATCGCGGAGTCGGTCGCACAAGAGCAGGGGGATTCCGTTCGTCTGGCGTCAGGACTCGGAGCGGCTACAGGCGTTACAGAAACTACCGCGATAGAAGGATTTGAAAATGTCGAGAGGACTATTGAGTATCTGAGAAATCAGATCGTCCCACCAGAAGTAGAAGTCGTAGTGGACACTAACTCGATATCAATGATGTCGGTTAGTAATGACACTGGCGTTATGACGATCAACCCGATCAAAATAGCGGCTTACTTAGCATCGTTGAATGCTCAGAACGGTGGCGACCCCATGCCCTTGAGGACTCAGCTAAACGTAATGGCAGTTATTTCTAACGAAGAAATAGCTCACGCGGCTGCAGTAAAAACAAACACGACTCAAGAGCAAGACGCCATCATCGAGTCGATGACGTTCGCTGACGCGGAGCAAGCCATGAGTAACTATGGCGACGAGGGCAACGCTACTACTCGGGAAGAACTTCTCGCCGGATGGGAACAGGGGAATCGTTCTTCTCAAGTCACAATCATGGAAGAGTATCTGAGACAACACGCTCAGAAAGTAGTCCGTGGTTTCACCACTGAAGAAGAAGTCATCTTCCTGTCCCAGAACCCAAGCATCCTCCAGTATGTAATCAGATACTTTAAGAGATTCCTCAAGAGGCTGGGCTATTACAGAGAAGCTAAGAACATAACCCCCCAACTTCGTCAGGCAGTGGGGCGCGTGGTCAACGAGATCAGGGCTATGGAATCAGGGTTCAGGTATCAACCTACCATGATGGCTTTCGATGCCAACAGCCCCGATGCTCTTATCGAACAATTTAGAAAACAGGTTAATATGAACAAGCCTGTTGAGCGGCCAGATACACCACAACAAGTTCAGAAAGAACAGACAGAAGAAGAACAGACGGAAGAAGAACAGACAGAGGAACAAGCGCCAGAGGACGTGACTCTGGAGACAGGGATCACGGGGCAGGCTGGTTCGTTTGGGACAGCGTCGAATCTTCCATCTGAGTTTAATTCAGAGGGGGTAGACTACAGCGATTTTGTTTCTGTGCTGGAGCTTCCCTACATTGAAGCCGGTCCGTTCAAGGTAGTCAGAAGCAAGTTCAAGAAACTATTTGTAGGAGAAACTGATCCTACTGTGCAAAGGTTTGTTAGGCAGCGTGACGCTTTTCTTCGGACATCTGAGAAGATGGTGGAGGAGTATCACGATAAATATAAACGCGCATTAGAGTCGGACTTCCCCGACAAGAACGACATCCCGTGGGAGGAGATACAAGCAGCAGTAGGATCGTTAGATAACATCGACCCCGACCCTGACTTTGCACTGATAGGAAAACGAGACAAGGCCAAGGTAGCCGCGAGCCAAAAGTATCAGTCGGATATGGCCGCACAATACAAAGCACTCGATGCTGCCGAGCAGGCCGACATCACCGTAGCTATCGCCACAGAACCCGACCCCGACAAACAGAAGAAACTGATCTCTAAGATTAGAAAAGAAACTCGGGATAAGAAGAAGATCGCGAAGGAAGCGCTGAAGCTAAACAGAGAAGCAGCTGCGGAGGCCGCAGATAATACCTATCAACAAGACATCGACACTTCCTTTAATGCAAAGAAGGCAGACGCGATTGTGCTCCGCAACCAAGCGTTCTCTAGTTTGCGAGAGAAGGCACCTTCTTTGTTCCCGATCTTGCTAGACCTCCGGCGGCTTACTGACGACCTATCGAAGCAGGCCAAACGAGCCTTCGGTAAATACAGCAAGAAAGATATCAGCGTAAAGTTCGATAATAACATGGGGCTTTACGTTACCCGTAGATACAGGATGTTCTACGAAGCTGACTACGTAGACAGAATCTTGAGCTCCACTAGACAGGCAGACGTTGAAATACGAGAGGCCGCTATCGAGTTCATGCGCGACCATTACATCAGGGTAGAGACAGATTCGCTGATGAAGAACAGCGCTCAGCTGTCACTAGCCGATGCTCAAAAAGCAGCTGAAGATAGCTACAATAAAAAGTCTAGGGGCCAAAGATCATTGGGGCACCAAATGATTGCAGAGTTCTTGAACTCGTATGACACCGAGCAAGGGGCCGCTGACTTTAAGTCCGCGTTTGATTTTACAGATAAGACACAAACGAGGAGCGACAAGTTCTCCAGCAGAGAACTCAAAGCTCTGACCAAGAACTTGGAGGGACGCGCCAACATCCCTAAGCCGCTGGCGGACCTGATGGGGGCTAACAACATCCCTGAAGAAAGTGTAGACGCGCTGCTATACACGATGGGGACTGTCGCTAAGATCGGATCACATCAAACTTTCTTGAACTCGATGAGGCGTTACGGAACTCAAGGGGAGAATCCTTGGCTTCTTACTAGCGCTCAACGAAAGCAAAAGCGAGATGACGCAAAGACAGACGAGGAGTTTCAAAAGTTTTCGGCTATGGAACCAATTGTTCCGCAAGGATCTGACAGTCCGTTGAATCCTCTGGCTGGATTGTATGTGGACAAAGAAATCCTCGAAGGGCTGTTGCCGTTGTTCCAACAAACAGTCCGCGCACCAGAAGACGCATCCTCTCAACTCATGGCGACTCTCCTACGGGGCGCTCAGAAAGCAACGGGTAGTGCGATGGCGCTGAAAACTCTAGGTTCGATTGGGTTCTATCTGAGGAACGCGCTCAGTAACGTGCTGTTTTTTGGACCCGCACAAGGTCGGGTGTTCTCCTCATTCGCAGCTCTAGCTAAAGGCGACCCCTTGAAAGGGACCGGACTATCATTCGGGAGCGCAGCTATGCGTGCGTTCAAGGGAACGAAAGCAGAGACCAGCGCATATCTGAGAAGTCTGGAAGCGCTTGGAGTATTCGGAGATGAGGTTCGATCTGAAGTAATGATCAAGCTCATGCGCGGAGAAGAGAGCTTTGCGAACTTGCAAGATCAACTTGAAGACCTGAACAACCGAGCCCTTAAATCAAAAAGTAAAAAGGTGCTTAGCGAAGCAGGCGCTATGGCGGCGAGACTCGGTTCGGCTATGGATTCTTTTTACAAGGTGTCTTATTTCGAGAGTGAGATGGCGACTATTGAGGAAGCCATGAAAGCCGAGAAGTCCATGCCGGAAAGCAAGCGGACGTTTACGAACATGACCGAGCTTCAACGTAAGCAATATGCAGCGGACATCATCTCAGCTACAGCTCAGTCTTATGCCAGAGCTCTGCCAGTTATTAAGAAGTTTACAGGCAGCTCGCTTGGTTTGGTAGTGGCTCCGTTCGTCAGGTTCACGGCCGAGGTTCCACGAATCGCGGTGAATACATTCACTCTCGCTTTGAGGGAAATGAAAAACGACAACCGCGTTATCAAGCGGAGAGGGCAGAAGAGACTGGCAGGCTTCACATCTGTCATGGCTTTCTCTACTGCGATACCCGCCTTAATCGCTAAATTAGTTTCTGACATAGGGGAAGAGGAAGACGAAGCGTATCGTATGTCACTGCCACCATACCTAAGAAACCATACGTTCTATTACTTTAGAACTTCTGACGCTCCTCTTGGCAAGTTCGCTGGCTTGGTTGGAAAACTGGCGGGCGGTATGAAGACAACCGATGGGGACTTTGTCACGTTGGACCTTACCTATCTAAATCCTTTTGCAGTTATAGCTGACCCCATCTTGCGAGCAACCGAGCACATTGTTCGGGGGGAACCTGTCGAGGCAATCGAGAAAGCAATCACCACTGCTTTCCTTGAGCCTTACCTTGGGGATCAAATCTTGGCGGGCTCTATCATGGACGTTAGGGAAAACCGAGACGCCAGAACTAACAAGCCGATCTTTGAAGAGACCGACGCCGTGCATACAAAGTTAGCCAAGCAGCTACTCTATGTCGGCAAGGAAGCCTACGGCCCACGGACGGCATTGAAAGCAATTGAAGCAGTCCAAGCCGCTGGAGGCGTGACCGAGAAGTTCGGGGACTCACCCTTCGGGATACTGATGAGCGAGTTTTACCCCGTGAGATTCCGTCAAGTGAACTCAACGGACCAGTTCCGCAATGTCATATTCAGAATGAAGTCGGAGCAGCAACGTGTTAATAGCAGATTTAATTCTCTGCTTAACAAAGGCGCAATGGGAGAGGGAGAAACTCAGAGAGTTTACGAAGACGTTCTTCGGTCGAGGACCAGAATAAATCTAAAACTTCGGCAAGCCCTGCGAGGGTTCAACGGATTCGGTGCCTCCGCTAAAGACCTCTACGGAGAACTAAGGCGTGCGAAATATGGAGACCGGCGGACCAAGCTCTTGTTCACTGACTTCATGGAGAACCCCGTTCCGTCACGCGAGCTGGTCAATAAGCTATTGCAGTCGGAGCAGGGGAGACAGCGCCTGCAGTGGATCATGGACATACAGCAAGAGAACCCTCGGTTCCTCCGGCTGGATGATTAATTACCCCGCTCCCTGTAATCAGCTATATGTTCTTCCCATTCGCGAGAGTGGTTAGCCCAACCTTCATCAAAAGAATAAGCCCCTAAAACCGAGAGGTCGGATAGGTCTTTACCTCTAAAACAAATTTCAAACATAAGGGGCGCTTCGGACAAGAGGTCTTCGGCTACAATCTCCCCGTTGTTTACGAACAGTTTGAATCCCCCGTCAACAGCGGCGGTCTGTAAGATGTTCAGGATCTCTTCTATTCTAGGATTTTTCATGGGTATCTTCTACGTTCTTTCTAGCGGAGACCCCGTGCCGGAACCCCATGAGGTAAAGGTTACTCAGCTTCTCGCGCAATTGCTGCCGTGTCCAGTTGCGTTGGGCGACGTTCCCGAGGATGGAATCCTCCAGCTCGGAGTGCTCAACAGCATGGCTATCTATTAGTTGGTGTATCGTCATAAAATAAAATCTTGTTAAGGCGGGCGGCTATATTGTTCCGAGTCTTCTTGTCCGTGATCGGAGATGCGGGGAGCACCTTGTCATCAAAGACAGGATACAGTTTGCAGGTTTCAGGGTCCACGGGATCGTCATCAAAGTATTCTCCTTGGATCAGCATGGGCATCCCGTTCGGGTAGAGCTCTCGGACAATGTGCTTAAACTCCATGTAAACTTTTGAGGTTATTGAGCCGCCGTCCGATAGACCGCATGACGTGCTCCTCGATTGAATCGTTAGCGACCAGAACTTTCTGGAGCGCATCGCTCTTACCACCGTTGCGGTGGATACGCCCGAGCACCTGCTTGTATGTCTTGCAGTTGAACGTCGGCGAGATCAGTGAGACGCGAGGGCGGTTGCCAATCGTATCGTGGAGCGAGATGCCCGTCCCGCCAGCTGCAGCATTGACCGCGATGCAGTGGGTCTTGTCCGCTTGGAAATCGTCGATCACCCGCTGACGATCCGCCGCCGTCTGAGTCCCGTCGATGAACTCGCACTTGAGTCGGATGCGTAGCGCTTCAATGGTCGCGCTGTAATTCACAAATATAACTACTGACTTACCCTCATCCATCAAGTCCTCGGCCATCTCGGCGAGGTCCACCACCTTGAATGATTCGGCCAGCTGGCGAGCCCGAGTGATGTTAGCGAGGACGTGATCCCGATCAGTGACCGTGCCCTTCTCGATGTAATCCTCAACAATATCTGGCGTGATACCAAGATCGTCATACGCCTTGATGATCTTTTTGTTCTCGCGGAAATTTATTGGCACGGTGAACACGCGGTTCTCTTTGAAGGCAGCGGGGAAATCATCCACCGTCAAACGGTGAGTGCTCTCGGCATACATCTTTGCTCGTAGCTTTGGTAGGTAATACCCGTCCTGTAAAACCCAAGCACCCCACTCATTCTTCTCGCATCCATACTGGCGCATCCATGGCCACCACCGTTTCATCCCGTCCACCTTGACATCTCCGCTGTGCAGTCCGAGCGCCCACCCGAGGGGACGCATCTCGGTAGGGTCTTCGCAACTGGTGCCGGACATACTGTGAATAGTAAATCCCTGTTTAACGAGCGCGATGAACAGCGCGGCGTTCTGAGTGAACGGGCCTTTGCACTTGTGAACCTCATCCACAAAGACAACCGTGTCTGGATCGAGCAACCACTTGAACGATTTCTTTCCTACCTTGGAAACGTGAGCGGTCTTACCTGTGCGTAAACTTTCTAAGTTAAGGACAAACACTGGTTGGACTCCCTCCTCTTCTAGCTCCCTCTCCCAAGATGGGATCACCGCCTTCGGGCAAATGACTGCGACGGGGCGGGGAGACAAAGCGGACGCCAGCTTGCAGGCGACAACCGTCTTGCCTGTGCCAGTGTCAGACTGATCTAAGGTAGACTTGCGCCGTAACAAACGGCCGAGGAAGAACTGAAAGATACCAACTTGCTTAGGGAATAATGTCTTCATTAGTTTTAAGTGGGCTTAGTATATCTGGGGGAAATAATATGTCAACCCCTTTTTGGTATAATCTTTTTAAGAAAGTCGCACGGGTGTTTCATTGGGGACTAAGCTACCCCGTCGCGGGATCTCCCCGCGCACCATGCCCGTGCGACTTAAAGTTAAGAACTTAAATATGAGATAAGCGAAAGTCCTGCATGAATCAAGAGGAGTGACGCAACGAAGACAGCGGCCACCAAGGGCACAGCTTCGTAAACAGATAATTCTTTTTTCATGTTAAAGCGCGTGGTCGAATTCGACTTTCTCTCTGACTTGCGATATCCGGCATCCGAAAGCGAAGTCCAGCTCGCCGTCCTCTTCAGCTCTCGTGAGTAGCGACAGGATGAGACGGGCTTGCGTTTCATTATCGGTGGTGATGTTTAGGGTAGCTCCTTCCATTGTTCAGGGATCGGGTTACAGGGTGCGGAGCAAATATCGTATGGCCTCTATCCTCGGGGATAGCGCGGAGTTTTCTTCCGCGAGTGACTTCAGCTCCTCATTGATCACATACATTGCGGACCTTTTTTTAAGGATGGGTAGCCACTTAACTACATTAATAATTTTGCTCACAAAAGAATTATACATATCTCTAACAGAATGTCCAATTACTTTTTGGCAAGCGCGGAGGTCGCGTTAGCATGGGCGCTACCGAAACGGAACTGATCGGCGGTTGGACGCCGGACACCTCGTGGCTTTTCGTCTGCAGTCTGGACTGCGAGCGTCCAGAAAGAAGCGCAGAAATCGACGAGGCTTTTCTTGTCGGTGCCTAGATCGAACGGCATCACATCGCTGTTCGTTTCCTTGGCGGCTTTGTTAGCGGCTGCTTTTGTTCCAAAGAACTCGCGCCGCCATGGCTCTTGCTTGCTTATCACTTGATACAATTTCATATTTTATTTTTTACTTTAAGAGTTGCCGCTTGATTTCGGTGGGCTCACAAAAGAATCATACATATCTCTAACAGGAAACTCGGGGTGCTGCTGGTGCAGCTGACGGCAAATGGCTTTGCTTTCTCTCACCTCATTAGTCTCCATGTCAAAGTAAGAGACCATGAGCCAAGCGCTCTGAGAGGCCCGTCTATGCGCGTCATCATCCGGAGCGGTAATTGAAAGGAATAGCATAGCGCCTAAGCGCTCGACGGGACTGAGCCGCGCCACGACTTTTTCATCTAACCGGAAGGGCTTCGCCATTAGGATATGATTGTTGTATAACATACTTACTTTAATACTGATTTTATTTTTTAACTTAACAGGATGTGTCCGTAACGCTCGACGGACGCGGACAATTGTTGAGGGACCATGCTCGGCATGTGGCGACATGCGCTACCGAACTGGGTCAAAACATTTTGATAGAGCTCCTCATCAGCAATGTTGATCTGCTTGATCTGGCGATCGTAGTAAACGACATCGGCAAAGAATTCGCTGAAGGGCGTGTCCATTGTTATCTCTTCTTTTTGTTTTTCTTTTTAGCTATGGGGCTCTTGCGTCCCTTGGCATGTTTGCTCTCTGACAGGTGGCGGTCGCCCGACCCGTCAATCCCTCCCATAGATCCCCGTATCATACCGATTATGCGAGAGGCCTTCGCGCTAGGTGGCTTACTGAAGCGGCTCATGCTTGAGTCTCCCTTCTAAGAAAGTCCTTCAGCTGCTCATCTCGGGTGTCCTCGGTAGAGGTCTCCGCAACCTCCCACCCTTCGGGGGCTTCGTATTGCGACTGGCACCACGGCTCGGGCGCTGTTACCTCGGCGAGAATCTTGGACACCACCGAGGCGGGCGGGAGATTCTTAGGGCGGGCTGCCTCAAAGGCGGCGGTCAATGATGAACTGATCATGTCTTAGTTGTATTTTTATTTATTGGTTTTAGCTGGCGTCATCCGTGGGAACACGGTTCCGGAAGTGGCACCAGAAATCTGATTGCACCGAAATGGTCTCCTCGTTGGACTCGTGGGAGAGGGCATCCGAATTCCTCACACGCAATATCTCAGAGGGGGCCGCTTCTACGGTGAAGCTATTGATCCCCCTCTTGCACAGGTGAACATGCACCAGCTCGATGATGGACTCGGAGGATACAAGAGAAGAGCCCTCCTCCCTCCCGCAATCGCAATCGTCATCGTCACAAAAGCGCGACACAAATTCGAGTGTGATATTATCATCACCGTAAGAGCTGGGTTTGATATCTCGTAACTCCAAAGGGAAATCTGACTCGGGGTCCTTGGCAAGATCCGTGAAATAGTTTTTCGCCCAAATGAAAAACAGATGATCCGCTTTCAGATCAGAAGGTTCTACTTCAAGCTCACCTGCAATTGCTTCAAAGACTTCCCCCTGCTTAGGATCAAAGGCGATGGTCTCTTCTACGGAGACCAGCTTCAAATGAACTTGGATACAAGAAACGGGGCTAAGCATGGCGGCACCATACAGGATCGGGTCGGGGCGTCAATAGCTTTCTGCAAATTATTTATCCCAGCTGCAAATGCGGCCAGAGGCTAAGGCCAAAAGCGGGGAACCTTAACCGTGTTATTATTTTCTGGCTTAAGGTTTCGGGGGACAGGATGCACGGGACAGGATACGCAATCGGGGGACAGGACAGGAGGACAGGACAGGAGGACAGGACAGGGGACAGGACAGGGGACAGGGGACAGGAGCAAAGGAAAGGCCCCGCCAGCAATCGCCAGCGGGGCCTGCTTAACTCTCGGCCCGCCTAGCGGCGGGACTCGGGGAGGATGAGGACCGGCACGCGCTCCCCGAAAGGATAGACGCTCTCCCCGATAGCCTCCTCGCGGTGATGGCCAAAGCAGAGCCAGAGCAAAGGGCGCTCGGGCTCTTCCATATTCTGCCAATCGGTTTCCCAAGTGTAGCCATCCGTTAGGTATATGATCCCGTCCGCGTGCGGGACATTGTCCCGAGCCCAATCGAGAGCGGGAGTGAGGAGCGTTCCGCCGCCGCCCTCCAGACTCTCGGGAACCCGTCCGCCCTCGGGGATCTCATGCACCGCTTGCACCCTGTCATCGCACGGGACAAGGTATGTCATGCGCGGGGCGAAAAGGTCGAGGACCTCTTGCACCTTGTCCAGCATGGCGGGGACCTTGTCCACATTACTTCCGGAAGTGTCCACAAGGAAAACAAGATCACCGGCGGAACGGCCGCCTCGTGCCTTTCTCACAATCCCCTTGTTTCTAAACTCGCGGAGATCGAGCGGGCGCTCGTGTTTCTCATCGTCCTTCCGCCGGAACCAATCGCCGAGGTGTTCCTGCCATGCGACGGGATCATACGTGCGGGCGGTGTCCTGATAAACGAAAGACCCGAGCCCGCTTCCGGTCCCGACATTTTTCTTTTCGTTTAGGCGGGCCTCGTAAATCTCGCGCCGATTCTCCTCGCGGATTTCCTCGAAATACTCCTGCAGGGTTTCGCCCTCCTCAAGATCGGGCTCGGCGAAATCGTTATGTCCGCCGCCGAAATCTCCCCGAGTATAATCACCGCCAGACTCGCCGCTGTCCTCGCCAGACTCACCGCCAGACTCGCCGCTGTCCTCGCCAGACTCACCGCCAGACTCGCCGCCAGACTCGCCGCTGTCCTCGCCAGACTCGCCGCTGTCCTCGCCGCTGTCCTTGCCAGACTCGCCGCTGTCCTCGCCGCTGTCAGACTCGCCGCTGTCCTCGCCGCTGTCAGAC